ACGATCAAGCATGTTATTTCATTGTTCCTCCTTTTCACAAAATACAGTAACATCCATCGGATGTTACCCGATAATCTGATTCACAAACGACACAATATAACTAGAAATCATTCGATACCCTTCATTGTTTAAGTGGTATTGATAAGGTACTTGATTTGTATCATCAACGAATAAACGGTCTTTGTTGACTTCATTAATTTGTGCTTCGTCGTATAAATTTAAGCAAGGAACACTATAAAGTTTCGCAATTTCAGTTAATTTATCCGCAAATTCACGAGGCATTAAACCACCGAGTTGTGTGTTCCATACTTTGTACGGAATAATGATTCCTATTCGTAGCGTTGGAAATCTTTTCAATACATCTTCTATCATCGATTGATACGCTCCGCAATACGTATTTTCATCAAATGAAGAACCGATCGCTTGTACTGTGCCAATTGCTCGGCTTTGCCCAAAATCATTCACACCGGCAAAGAATGTCGCTAATGAATAATCACTATAATCAAAAGCTTTAGAACGAGTGCCAATTTGTTTCGTATTTTGTCCAGAAATACCTTGATTATTTACTTCACAGCCAAATGCTGAGCGAAGGTACGTTTGATAACCAATGGCTCGTGTATTAGGCATAGTCGTTTTATCTACAAATAATTGATGGTCATACCAAGTAATCGAATCACCAAAAGTAACGATTTTTTTGCCAAATAATTTTTTGGAATATGGATTAAGCCATTTTTGGTTTACGCCATATTCCGTTGCTTTCGTTAAAACATTTTCTCCTTCTGTCAAGCTAAAGAAATTTTCATTTCCTTTGCTACTTCCTGTGGTTCCAGCATAAAGATTTAAACGAACATATCGAGCATTTGATGGCGTTTTGAATTGTCTATTGTTATTGTTCGAAGCTTCCGTATGTTGAATAGCACAAATCGGTTCTTTGAGCTCATTGAAATAATAACCTTGTGCACTAAGTGTGATCGGAACGCTATAAACTGTATTTGGTTTTACCGAAATATAGTCTGATACAGCGAATTTCGCATTTTCAGTTATTACTGCTTCGTTGTTAATGAAATACCCTCTTGTAATCGTTTCAGAATCAAATAAATTTGTCTGAACTTCTGGTGCGGAAAAATTGGCGACTTCGATTCCTGTCGGTTCCAGCCAACGAACAGAAGCAACTTCCTGATAAGGTAAATAACGATTTGGATAGGTCGGATAATTTGCATCAAATTCTGTAATCATCGCACTAGTCGCAGGACGTTGTGCATCTCCATTCCATACAAGATAAGCCGCATTTTCCGGTGCTTTATCCGTCATATTTGTCGTATCTGCACGGGAAATAGAACGAATAAATTTTTTCCCTTCATCAAACCATGCACCTGGAATCCCCAACCACGAACTAAACTTATAACGTTTTCCACTCGAAACGGGAATATATTCGCTATGATAAACTTGTTGATTCGCTGCTGGTAAAAATTTCCCTGTATTGTTGTCTACATATTCACCATAAATGACATTCTTCCAATTAAATAAATTCGTTGAACCTTGGATCGTCGTCTCTGCAATTTTATCTGGAGTAATCGAAGCAGTTTGGATATCAGTACTTTGGTACACTCCACCATCTTCCCAAGAAGTAGTTTCTGTTTGCCAATAGTACCAATGACCATTTTCTAATACTAAAAAAATCCCATCTGTTCCATTGGGATACGCTGCTTGTAATTCTGAAAAAGTATTATACGTACCTTTTGGTGCTCCAGAAACAATTGTTGCAAATTGAGCATCGACAAATGCTTGATCCGCTTTGGTTGTTTGTAATCGAGAAATATTTTCTTGATTTTTTTCAACTACCGCTCTTTCTCCTTTATCAGATAGCTTTGTATCGATTTGTTTTTTGTTGTACGTATCAGCTTCTTCGTATAGTTCTTCTATTTTGTTTAGATTTTTTTCAACTTCAACTGCTTTCTGTTCAACGTTAGCAAGCGATTGATTAGTCTCGGTTGCTAATTTTTCTAATTTATCATTAGTTTTCTCTATTAATTTTTCTATTCTATCAATAGTTTTACTAAAGCCATTGAAGTAATAATCTTCTAGTTCTGGCGTACTATCGTCAATTGGACTACGTTTTATAAAAAAAGTAAAACGTCCAGCTGTATCTAATGCTTGACCGTTAGGAAATTCAATATATATACTGCCTTCCACACTGCCAACATATCCCAAGATATTATCGTCTAATATGATAGAAACAATCCCACCAACTGGATCTTCAATTGTCGCCAAATAGTCATGTTTGCCAAATCCACCTTCAGCTGTTTTTGAGCGAAATTGCAAACGAATGGGAACGATTGCCCCTTCTGGTAAACTTTGAACAATTTCACCTCTCATTAATTTGAAGCGTAGTTTAGCTGTTCCTCTATCATGTGACCAAAAAACTACATCGGTATAAATTGGACTTGTCGCTTCCGCTTGAATCACAATTGCAGATTCGTTAACTTTATATACCATTAGCTCAAAACCTTTCCATTATTAATAATAAGACCTCGCCCGACAATTTTATTTTCAGTTGTCGCAAATCCTGAATCCTGCTTGCGATATCTAGCAGTTGCCTCATCAACATATACTCCAATATTATTGCCTGATCCTTTTAAGTCTCCCACATTAAACTCTGATAACAAACGAACTTGTACAGCTATGTCTTGATTAATGAATGTTGTTGAACCATACATGTTCATCTTAGAAGTCCCACCTACGTATACAGCGTTATATGACAATGATTTAGTATTTTCCGCAAATTTACATTGACTAATAGCCATGTAACCACTCTGTTCATTGACAATACCATACTGTCTTCCTTGAAAGTGAGGAGAATTTGCAGCATCAACAATTTGCATTCCAACGATTTGACAATAGCCAGTGCATGTTGCAAACATAATACTTCTAACTTTTACTGGACAATCAGATACTTGAGGGTCTAATGTACTGGTATTATTTAAAGGACGTATGACAAAACCTCTAAACGTTAAACCATTGACAAATACATCTTCCAAGTACACTCCATCACTAATCCAAATCGTGACGGCAGAAGTTGTGATGAGTGGAACTGAATTAACAGCAGTTTGAATCGTGAGAAACGGTTTTTCTTGGGATCCATCTCCAGTCTGATCGTTTCCATCTTTTGAGACATAGATATTGATGGGTTCGTTATACCCTCCAATAATTTGTTGTACTGCTTTGTTCAATTGATCCACTTGCGCTTTCTGACTAGCTGAATTTGTAATTAATTCATTAATTTGCTTGTCTGATAGGTTCTCGTGTTCTAATAATCTGCCATGTAATGTATCAAATGTTTCTCCTTTATTATTTACACGTGCATCCACTACTTCATTAGGAGAATCACCGCCTGAATGAAGCACAAGATTATCAATCCGACTATTTGTTACTTTATCTTGATTAGATAGTTTTTTTTCAAGGTCATTCAGATAATCAATGTTTTTATTAAACTTCTCTTTCCATTCCGTAGAGATACGGTTACTGATTAATTTTAATAATCCCATCAAATCACTCCTTTTTTAACCATATTTGCTAAAATAGCGGTCATTGTTTTTCTTGTATTACTTAATGTGACTTCAGGCGGTTTATTAGGAATTGCTGGATAAGTTTTTATGCCAACTACTTGTATATAAGTATTAATATTTAGTGGTTCATAAATAAATGGTACATAATCTCCTTTTCGAGGATTAATATACCATTTTAAAGTAACCGATCCAGAAACACTTGGATAATCTTGTAGCTCATTTTTTAATCGGTCAAGCATATTACCAGAAACAGTATAACGTTCATCATTGATTGGATCTTGTATTCGAACTCCCCATCTTTTTGATTCTGGACTTGTATAAGTAATAGGAGTAAATACATAATCACTGTCTTTAGGATTCTCAGTATTTACTCCTTCTTTTAACTTTCCATAACCTTTAATCTGAGTTTTTAATGAGTAAGTATCAATATCAAATAAAACTTCATCAGTATTATATTTATAACGAATTGGTTCTTCTATCTTTTTTCCATATTCTGATGCATGATAAAAAGTCAAATGCTTATTATTGGGAATTACAACTGCATTGTAATCTGAAAGAATCTCATTAATTAGCTTCAAATAATTTCCATCACCAAAATTCTCTTGCTGGACAGTTAAAAACTTTTTATTGGGATCAATAATTTCCCATGTAAAACCTCGGTTTCCGGCCTTAAATATATGTGTTAACAACTGATTAATTGATTTTGTACCAGTTACTTTTTCGTATTGATAATCATCTTGAATAGTGTAATAAATATGTGTTGCAACTATTTGTTTAGTTACTAACCCACCAACTACATTTTCAGTCATTTTTTTTATAATAAATTCTTGACCATTGAAAATGATAGAAGATTCATATTCAATCAAATCAAATACTTCTTGATTGATTAAATTTGTTACTGATAGGCCAATTTCCCATGTTTCATTTTGTTGCCAGTTTTCATAAAAAGAATCCTTGTCATAACCGACAAGGATTTCTTTTTTTGTTTGTTCATAATTTCGAACAATTATATCATCCATTCAATCACCTACTTATACAAGAAACGAAAATCCCACGAAGATTTTACTCGAGTAATATTTTGGATTTCGATTTCGTTTATTCCCTCAACTAAATTGATTAGACCGTGATTCGTATTAATACCACAACTTACACCATTTAATTTGGGAATAACTCCTTCTAAGACCAATGTCTGACCGAGATTTGCAGAAAGTGATGGATAGTAAATAAATCGATCACCAGTTGTTTTATTGAAAATTGTCACATTACCTTCTGATTCTCCTTCTAACTTAATTTTCAAATAATGTTCTCGTGGATCAATTTCAAAGCTACCAGCATTATAAATAATAAAATTACTTGTTTTATGTTTATATTTATAATCCTCAGAAATTAACCCCTGAGAAAACTGCCAATCATTTTCTAAAGTAAAACCATTTAAAGTTGTTGATAAAGATTCAGAACAGCCAGATGGGATATCAAACGTAATTTCAATTGTAGAATAATCATTCGCCTCTTCAGTTAATTCAAAGTTTTTGGGATTGACTTTAAACCTCTTACCTGGACTCAAATCATGACCAATATAATATTGATAACCTACAAAAATCATTTCATAAAGTTCAGTAAGAATTAATTCCTTATCATATTTATTCTTATAAAAGATGTCTAAAGTCAAGACTAATTCAAAAGGACGAAAACTAGCATTTATTTCTCTGCTACCGTTCGTCCCTTGAAATTCTTCGTAATTTACCTCATATACTGGCGCCTGACGTTTGATTTCTTTACAAACAATTTTATTTTTCTCTTGTGGATCAAATACATGACCATTTTGATTGAACATCAATTTATAAAACATTCATCATACGCCTCCATTTATATATCGGAGTTTTGCTAAATCTGCGCCCATGTAACTATTTGCAGATTTTCCAATATCAGAAGATTTAATAATAAAGTCTTTTCCTAAGATTGCTTTTAAAACGGCCATCATTTCATTGTGTTGTTGCTGTTGTTGTTTGATTAATACAAGTAATTCTTCAGAGCGATTATCATTTTGACCACTATGCATAATTTGTTTTGATTTACCTGACAGAAAAGCTAATACTTCTCCTACTAATTCAATAGCTCTTGTTTTTTTCGTTAATGGAACAACTACTTCAGGTTTATTTCCTTCCCCACCTCGAAAAAGTCCATCCTTCGTAATCCAACCACCATTTTCATAACCAACCCCGCGCCAACCATTTAATAGGCTTCCATACCTACTCAAAGTATAACGAATCGAAGCAAGAATATTTGATAGCGGATCATAAATGTCTTTATCGTAAGGAGGAAGTGCATAAGAACGAAAAGTCGGATCAATTACTTGCATCAAACCTTTAGAAGGTATTCCCGCAGCTGCGTTGCTATCCCAATTGTTGATTGCTCTAGGATCTCCATTGGATTCAGTTTTCATTTGATACAATAGCGCATTTAAATTTGCTGAATTGTATTGGCCAGTCATCTTTAATGCTTTTATTGCCACAGAACGCCAACGTTCAACACCGCTTGAACTTCCTCCCTTAAAGATATTACCTGACCCCAAAAGTCCATTTAAATGAATATGATCAAAATGATCCCCATCTGGCCAAGTAGTCCATTGTCCACTTGCTCCTGTTCCAGACATACCGGACCTATCTCTTACTCGACCATTCGTAATAACATAAGCAATTTTTGATGGAAACTTCTCAAACGCATAATTAGCTGCAGCTGTATATCGACTATCACCAGAAACACCAGGGTACGCTAAATCAATTGCTTGTCTTTTCCCATGATAATATTTATCTCCAGGACGATATCCTGATGTCACAGTCAGACCAGGGAATTTTGTCATTACTTTTTGTGCGACATCAACTAAATATTGATAAACACCATTTGCATTTACTGCACCATCAAAATTTCCATGTATAAAAAATTCACTCAATTTTTTTTGAAGAAATGTGTTCGATGCTTTTGCCATTACTTTTACGCCAGATTTAGTCAAGTCTAACCATAGATTAGTAAGATCACTATAATCAACTTTTCCATCTAAAAACTTAAGAACAGCATTTTCATTATCTAACAAATCAGCTAAGTCAAAATTGTTTGTACCATTAGCATATTGGGGAATATCTATATATTTTTTCAATTTTTTAGTAAGTTTTGCATTTAAAACTTGTGTTCCTTTTGGCAAATTAACCAATAAGTCTCGCCCTTTAGCAATGAATCCTTTTCCATTTGGCATTTGTACATATTCTTCATGTACTGGACCTTTTTGATCATTAATCATTGCTAATCCACCAGGATGTCCTACCGTTCCTTTTGCATACTGTGGTATTGTCCAGTTACCAATCTTCTTACTTGACTCGACTTCTTTCAATACATAGTTAACACCAGAAATAACTCCATTAACACCTTTTCCAATTCCGCCTACCATTCTATTAGCTACGCTATTCATCGTTACGGTCAGTGGGCTTCCCATAGAATTAATTCCATTAATCAAAGATTGCATTAAAAACGAACCTGCATTATTAAATCCACTATTTTTTGATCGAAGATTATTTATAGAATCATTTCCAAGTTGATTCACTCGACCTATAAATACACCATAAAGTGAATTCCAACCATTAAGATTATTTTGTTGCCAAGATCGACCATTACTGTACATTGGCGAATTATAATTCCGTAAAGTAATTATTGCTTGGTTACAAAATAAGTTAATGGAATTAATAAACGTACTCGTTAAACTATTCCAACCAGTCATTAGATTTCGATTCCACGAAATACCTAAATTATAATTAGGTGTATTTTGTGCTTTTAACTGATTCATATAATTTGTAACAAATGTATTTTCATTACTTGTAAACTGTGGAACCACTTCATTCCAACCAATAATCATATTAGATATCCATTCAGTTCCAATCAATTTATATTGTTCGTTTTGACTTACAAGATTCTCTAGTGAAATTTGTTGTAGAAGATTTGAGTCAGAAACTTGAGTATCACTCCCTAATGTTGATCCTGTATTATTTTCATTTTTTAAGGTATTAATCAATTCTTCAATTGCTTGAATCAGCGGATTAAAATTAGTCACTGTTGTAATTTCACCAATTCCATTTGCATACTTAGGAATAAGTTGTTTTGTTTTTCTCGCATTCAGTACCTTAGATCCTTTAGGTAAATCAGGTAAGAAAACATTTCTCCCCACGGGTATAAACGGCGTACCACCTTTTGGTAAAACTAACTCTTTATAAAGCGATCCCCTTTGATCGTTAACAATTGCCGGCCCGCCTAAATGGTAATTCGTTCCTTTTTCAAATCCTAAAATTTTAGCAAAGTTCAAACCATTAATAACTTTACCACCAATATCTGCTACTACTTTTAATGTTTTAGTAATAACTGAATCACCTTTTGAAAACTTTTCGATCGCTGTTTTAGCTATATCAGCTGGACCACTAGCCTCATCCTTAGCTTGTAAAGTTTTAGGTAACGGATTGTTCCTTTGAAAGTTATTTAATGCATTTTCTCCAGTCAAAACTTCTCTCTGAACACTTGATGAATTGCCCTTCAATTCTTTTTTTTCAGGATCTTTTTCGTTGAAGCGTCCTATTGCAGAATTAGCATACGCAGTAGCTTCGGCTAAATCTGTTGAATCGCCGAGTAATTGTTTCAAGTCCGGCAATACTTTATTAAAATCACTAATTTTTATTGATCCATCAATTAATTTCGTTTTTAAATCTTCATTGTTACCTAAAATTGCCTTTATTGGATCAGGTATTCTTTTCCAAATCTCCAAGTTTTCTTGTGAAGAAGTAATTTTATTCAACAAATCAGTATTATCTGCTAACATCTTCTTTTGAAAATTTGGTAATTCCATCCATCTTCGATATATTTCTTCAGAAGATAAAACAGTTGTAGCTAATTCTGAGTTATCTGCAAGTAATTTTTTCTCATTATCAGGAAGTTTTGACCATTCACTCCACATTCGATCAGACGATAGAATGGTTTCAGCTAATTCTGAATTATTTACTAACAAATATTTTGTCTCAGGTGATAACTGATTGAAACGCCCAAGTAGTGTTTCAGAACTGAAAATTTTAGTTGCAAATTCCGCATTGTCTAGCAGTAGTTCTTTAGTAGGATCATCTAAACTAGCCCAAGCATTCAGCTTTTCTTCCGATCCATTGATGGCATCATAAAATTTGTAAGTGTTCAAATCTAAATCTTTCACTTGAAGCTTATAAGTATCCCAAAGCCCCAAATTCACGAGAGTTTCACCCATAACTTCAGGAGTATTGGAAGTTAAAATTGCTCTTTTTGAAGGAATATCTAATTCTTTCCACTTTTCAGTGTTTTCTAAAGCTCTAACTACATTTTTAGAACACTCATCTTCAAGTAATAGTTCCTTTTCATCCCACTTCATCGAATCCCAATAGCCATTTTCAACATCTGCAATAGAAATTACATCTTTTGCATTAGTTCTTAAGTTAGCATCATGGATTACTGGTTTTAATTCGTTCCATTTTGTAAAGTCTTTTGTTGCTTCATTTATTATTTCCTGAACATTCGATTTAACTTTTCCTGTTTTTGGATCTAGAGTTAGGGAATTCCATACTTTCCCAGCATGAGTACTTTGATCAGCAAGCATTCCTAATTCTTCTGCAGTCTTTTTTGAATTTTCCGCAATCTCATTAGAAGTCTTTTTAGCTTGTTCTAGAATTTTTTCATTATTATCAATAAAAACTTTAGTATATTGCCCTGTATTATCTATAGCCGCAGCTGTTTCGCTAAATAATTGTCCGTTTGAGAAACTTACTTGACTAATTAAGTCAGGATATTTCTTAGCAATTGCTGAAATTTGTCGATCAAATCCATCATTAGTTGTTTGGATGTAATCATCCATTTCTCTCTCTAGTGAATCAATTAATTCTTGACTTGCTCCTGCATCTTTCAATGCTTTTTTCTTTTCTTCAAGCATTTCTTTATATTTTTCAGTTGTTGCGGCTTTTTGTTTTGCCAATGATTGAATCCATGTTTTAGCTTCCGCTTCTGTTGCTTGTTCTACGTCTCCATTCATTGCAGCCAAAATACTTTTGCGTTCTTTAGCAGTAATATCTAAAGTTTCAATATAAGATTTAGAAGTTTCTGTACTTAAATCTTGAATAATTTTTAATTCACTAGCAGTAAGTTTTCTTCCTTCATTTGCTGCATTTTGGCGAATTCGTTTAATTTCTTCGTTGTTTTCTTGAATAGTAGATAATGATTTCCCCATTACTTCTTTTTCAGAATCAGCAAATTCTTTCATCGCTTGCTGAACAGATTGAGGAAGGCCTTTTAATGATTTATCAATAGCAGAAATCCTATTTGTTAATGAAGTTTCTAATGACTTACCAACTCTTTCAAAGTTATCAGCCATTGAAGTAGCATCAGCTTCAGTAAATCCTTGTTTCAATAATTCGAACTTACCATTGGCTCCAGTCAGCTTCTCTTGAACACCATCTAAAGTATTATCAACTTCTTCACCTACATCAACACCCCATTGCTTTACACGTTGAGAAGAGTTCCATGCTTCTTCTCCAAAATTTTTCCAAGCTGCGTACCCTAGAGCTAGAGTTCCTCCAACACCAACAATTCCAAGAAGAATTGGATTCAATCCTCCAAGTGCTGCTGTCATGGCTCCAACACCACTAGAACCCGATGCTGAACTAGCAGCACTACCAAGAACAGTTGCTTTACCTGCAGTTTCTCCTAATTTTCCAGCTAGTTTTCCCAAACTAGCACTTCCATTAACAGAAGCAGTACCAAGAGATATTAATCCATTTTCAGCAGCTTTTATTGCCGAACGTTTATTTAAGTTTGCATTTAAATCAACAAATGCTTTTCCAAAAGTTGAAATTTTAGAGACTCCCGACCCTGCAATTTTTAGAACTGGTCCTGCGGCTGCAGCCCAAGCAACAAGTTTGACAATAGATTGTTGAACTTCTGGATTAGCATCTGAGAATGCTTTAGCAGCTTTATTTAGCGTTTCAATTAATGGCTTTGAAGCTTTTAAGGCATCTCTTAAAGCATCTACAAATGGTCCACCCATATCGATAGACATATCTACGACTTCATTTTTCAGCGCCTTTACTTTTGATTCAGTAGTCTCATAACGTTTGTTGGCTTCGTCTGTTAAAGCAGTATGTTGTTTCCAAGCTTTATTTCCTCTCTGAATTGCTCCTTCAAAAATATCACTTGCATTAGCCGCACGTAATAAACTATCTCTAAGACGGACTTCTTTTATATCCATATCATCCAATACTTTGATTGCAGAAGTTCCATGTTTTTCCGATTCTTTTAATCCTTTAACGAATTCAATAATAGCTTGAGATGGATTATTCTTGAACAATTCTGCAAATTCTTCTCCGGTTCGGCCAGTAACATCTGCAAAATTATGTAAAATTCCAGTAGCCTCACTGGCTTCCTTATACATTTTTTTTAATTCAGAAGTTGGGAGTGCCATTTTTTTAGAAATATCTGTTAATTCTTTTCCGCCCCAAGTAACTGCATGAACAAATTTTTCCCAAGACACACCTTGTTCACTTACCATTTTTTTCAACGGCTCAAAAGCTCCAATGCCTTTTTCAACTGCCAACTGCATTTGTACCATTACTTTAGAAAAGGCAGAGCCCCCTGCCTCAGCTTCTATTCCTACAGAAGAAAGAGCTGCCGCAAACCCTAAAATGTCACCTTGACTCATACCAATTTGTTTACCTGCACCGGCTAAGCGTAAACCCATTTCTGTAATTTCTGATTCAGTAGTTGCTAGATTATTCCCCAAATCAACAATGACAGAACCTAACTTATTAAAATCTTTTTGAGACATTTGGGTAATATTAGCAAATCTAGCAAGTGAAGTAGCTGCAGTTTCTGCAGACATATTTGTAGATTCTCCTAAATCAATCATTGTTTTTGTAAAACTTACAACATTATCAGTTTGAATCCCTAATTGACCAGCTGCTTCTGCTACTCCTGCAATTTCCTCATGACTAGATGGTAATTCTTTTGCTAAATCTCTAAGGCCTTTTTCTAAATCACTATAGGAGTAAACTACATTACCATTAGAATCTACAATTTCATCATTTGTTTTCTTTACACCAGCAAACGCGCTTTCCCATTTAACTGCTGCTGTTGTCACTGCAGTAACTGCTCCAGCAATCGGAATTGTTACACCATGTGTTAAAGAAGTACCAATATTTTGAGCCGAATTTCCAACTTTTTGTAGAACGTCAGATGTCTTATTGATTACTCCAGTTACTCCTGCCGTTTTTGTTTCTAATTCTGTATATGCCCCAGCAGTATCAATCAATTGCTTTTTATAGTTGGCTAATTGTCCGTTAGCACTTTGCAATTGTGTTGCAAGATTAGCAGTTGACTTCGTTGCTTTTCCATCTACAAACGATTTATTATAACTATCACTTAGAGACATTACTTGTTTTTCTTGTGCTTGAATAATCCTAGTAAGACCACTATATTTTTCACCTAACATTCCTAATTGGTTGCCTGCCAAATTGGATATCTTCATGTTAGCTTGCATTTCTTTAGCAAGATATTTAACTTGTTTTTTAGCGTTTGTAACACCTTTTCCAAAAGCTGCATCATCAATAGTTAGACGCATCATCATATTTCCTAGCGGCATTTGACTCATAATAGTTTCCTCCCTCCTATATTGATTTCAAGAAATCTTTCAAATCCATTTCTTTTGGTTTTTCTATAGATTTTTCAGAACATACAATTTGAATTAAGCGATTGAAATTGGTATTTTCAATATCATTTACAGACCAACCAGTTTTCACTAACTGTCTAAATAAATTCAATAAATCATTTTTTGCCTCTGTAGGACTTACTTTTTTTCATCTGCTTCAGATGAAGGATCAATTCCTAAAATATCTAAAATAGGTTGGTTCAACGCGCTAAAAGCTTCATCATTTGTCAAACCTTGTAAAATTGATTCACGAGTAACTTCGTCGCTGCTGAATAGAGAAATGTTAAATTCAATAAGTTCATTAAATTGTGCAACTGCAGTAGTATTTTCTGCATACATACGTTCCTGACACTCTAAAGCATTCAGCACATCTCCCGCAGTTAGATTATTTTTTTCATGAACAACTTTTTTTCCCTCTTTATCTTTTAAAACTAATTGAGTTTTATTTTTGATTTTCATCTTTTTATCTTCCTTTCAAAAAAAGAGAGCACTAGGCTCTCTTTAAGTTAATAGATTGATTAATTCTTCTTTTTTAGCATTTCTAGCATATTCAATATCTTTTTTATCTAATTCTTGTTTTAATTGCTTCACAGTAAGGGCATTATATTGAGAGATTTTATCAAGTAAAATATCTTCTGGGGCAATAGTGAAACCACACATATTTTGCTTATTGCTTCTAAATAACTTAACCTTTCTATATCGAATTGATACAGATGTGGTATTATCGCCTTTTGCTCCTGGTGTGACCCCAATCGAAACAGTTCCTTCTGGAATAGTAATTTCTCCGACCGACGTGCCTGAATTACTTGGTGTAACTTCAGTTGAAGAAGCTGTTACTCTACCAGAGCTTTTTTGTGCTCTTAATTCTGTAGTGATTGACATTGTACTGTTATTTTCGTATTCAGTTGAAGATGAAACAACATCTCCGGCCTTCAACTGTAATTCTTCCAAAGTTTTGCTATATGGAGCTCCTGGAGGGGCCCATCCTGAGTAAGTAACTTCTTTCCATTCACCACTACTATTTAAATAATAGTTTCTTGTATATTCGAAAACATCGTCTTTCTTAGAAACATCAATTGGTACTGAACCTAAGAAATACACTCTACCTGACTCTGTATCTCTAGGTTGTACTCGATAGATAGTTTCACTCGAATAATCTTGTATTGCTAAATAATCTTCTTGAGAAATATCTAACACATAATAATCACCAGTACGTTCTTCGCCATTAACCGTCAAATTTCTTCTTTCTTTTACAGAAAGTGTTGTAAAAGAAGGAAGATCCGTTCTTGTAGATTCTCGCTCACCTAATACTCTAGTAACTTGATAAGTACCTTGCGAAACAATGGTAGAAGGTTCTAATCCAGCAATGGTTAATGGACTCGATCCTTCTACTATTTTCTCTTCTCCTTTATATATTCTAAAAGTTTGATCCACGAGTATCACTCCTTACACATTTCTCTAAATAACGTCAATAATTCCCCCATTAATTGTTGGTGTAACTTTTTCAACAATCGGGGGAGTTACTCCCCCGCTGGAAATACTAATGCCTTAAGAGCTTTAATTGATTCTTGATCAGAACCAATATATTTTCCTACTGTTTGCCCCTTGGCGTCTCCCTCCGCATCGTTTGCAATTGCAGAAAATACATATTCTTCTGCTTCTGGTTCAAAAGCTTCATTTGTTAATGTATTTAACTTCATAGATTCACGGCTAAATTTACCTTTAAATGCTGCCAGCAAAGCAGTTTCTCCACTTAAATCGGAAGATTCTAATAGTACTGCACAATATGGAGGTTCAGTATCTTCCCCCATAAAACTAATTTTTTGTTCGTTAACCTTATAGCCCAGAATCTTATCATTGACGTCTTCCGGTAAATCTAACAAACCAAAATTAATACTTACATCCCCAGTTCCTTTTTGAGAAACGTAATAAGCAATATCAGAACCATGTACTTTAGTTGATTCTTTTGCTAATCCTGTAATTTCAGCTGAAACTGTCGCACCTTTGTCTTGTTTTCCTTCAATTACGAATTGGTTTTTTTCCGGAATTTTTCCATTTTCATCAAACACTCCAATAGTTAATCTTTTAAATCCTACAAATGACATATTATTCACTCTCTTTCTCAATTTTTTATATTAAAAAAGCACATGTAGTTACATGCGCTAATAATCATTATTAAAAATTTCTGTATTTTTTCGATATCTTCTAGCATCTACAAATCTCTTTGTCTCACTAAAATATTCATCAAGGCCACCACTTAATTGTCCAAATCCGATTTCCCACATTACTTTTTTTACTGCTTTCGCAATTTTTTTCGTTAATAAACGATTGGAAGATTCTACATTGATTTGATAATTAAATTCTTGTGATAATTCTTGATTAGAAGCATATAAACTACTCATAGGAGGTCCTAAAGGTGTGTCAATAATAATAAAAGGTTTTGAAGTATTAAATGATTCTGGTACTTCATAAAATTTGATTCGTTCTTTTGTGACATTCTTTAAAATAATATCATTCAAAATCAAAGAATCGTATACTTCCATCATCATGTCTTTCATTCCTCAAATCCCTCCTTTAATCTCTTTTGTATGTTAGATAACACTGTTTTTGGAGCTTTATCTACTGCTCTTTGTACAGCTCCCATCCCACGTGGATGAATATACTTTCCGTATTTGGTATAACCGAATTCATTCAAGTGAACCAAACGCCAACGACTTTTATCACCCCTCCATCCGACATCTATTTCTTTTCTGCTATTATTCCCACCATGCCCCTTTTTTATATTAGAACGGACAACTTCATCATGAGTTGCTCCTGTTTTTTTATACGAAACAACTTCATTTTTAGTGATTTTAACCATCTCATCACCAGCCGCTAATAATACTGCATTAACAAGGCGACTGGTCTTTCGTTTTCCTAATTTTATTTCTAAATTCTTCAAAATTTCATCAGTCCCTGTTACAGATACACTCATGTTGTAACCCCCAGCACAATTTTGATTAAGTTGTTAGATTCAAAATCTGGAGAAACATCAATTATTTCCCAATGCTTATAACCACCACTTTCAAACTTACATCGATAATCTTTGATTTCTACTTTATGCTTATTGTTGGGAACGTAGGACTGAAGGGGGTCTCTGATTTTAATGGTTAGCCCTTCTTTTGTTCCTTTAGACTCTAAAATTGTTATATCTTTCATAGATGGATTATAAATCAGTGCTGTACACTCATATAATATATTTTTCTTTTTTTCACCAGGATCTGGACTATCATTTGGCTCATAACTAAAAAAAGTAACTGGTATATTTAAATCACCAGCTACTATTTTCGATTTTTTATAATTAGGATTGATTGCCATTCTTTTCACCTGCTAACTGTATAGAAGCATCCAATATACTCTGTTGAAAATTATCATAAAAATATTCTAGAGCTTCGTTTCGTACATAACGAGTTCTCTCAAATATCAGTTCTTTTCCTTTTCTAAATCTCTCAGGATCAAATGAACCAATCAAAGACATAATATCTTGCTTAGAATCTTCTAGTTGCTCTAATATTGCATCATCTTCTGAATCGTGAAAGATACGATTTCTCCTTTTGAATTCTTCTACATAAAGATCCATACATCTCACTCTTTCAGCAAATCAATTAATTCCTGTTTTTTGGCATTGCTTGGATAAGAAATATCCCGCTCGTCTAACAATGCTCTAAGTTGTGGAATTGTTAAGCTTTTATTTATTTCATCCACCTCACGAACGCCAGGTGATACTACTTTCCCTCTTCGTTTGTTGGAATATTGATATCGTATACTTGTGCGGCATAATTATCTACAGGTTCACCATTTCCTAACATATCAATTGCATATAATGTAGCTCGTTTCATTGCAAATGTCTCTTTATATTCATAAATTTTTTCTGGTTTAGATTGTGTAGCATTATAACCATTTTCTATAAAAGCAATCAATTTATTCACAGGTACGTCAACAGATTGAATAATGTGATCGGGTGAAATAAAAGGCATGTTAGTTACAAAAACACCATTGGCATTTTGAATCGTTAACCGAGCAACAATGTCATAATAATTTACTGGATTAATAATCAAGTAAATTTTCCCATCTACTACTCTTGTTTCTGCTGTTGCATTTTCGTCATTATTACCGATTTTATGTTTATAAGAAGCCATTTTTTTCATTAGATTAGCAAATTCCTTTACCATAGTAGCAGAATCTTTAAATGTTAGAACACCAGCAGATTCTTTATCAGGATATACGCCACTAACAACAGCTCCATCTAGGTCTTTTAACAAACCAATAGGTTCATTATTGCCTGTCCCAGCAATAATTTTTAAAGCCCACGCTTCTTTTACAGCTTCAGATAAACATAGACGCACATAACGATTAATCCAACGCGCACCCAATTGAAGCGTATCATTAGAGATTAAGAAAAATGCAGTTAAGGCAATTTGTGTAGTTTCTTCTACTCCAAATTCTGCATCTAGTTGTCCTTCTACATCTTTGTGTAACGGACCAAAAACCGCAACACCTTTCCGACGTGAACGAATCGTTTTAGTTAATCCAACCGTAGGCGTGAAATTCACTAAACGTAAAATTGGATGTTCTTTTTGAATATCTTCAAAAACACGTTCAAATATTGTTTCTGGCCAAGTAATATCTTTATCAAATCCACCAGCTTTGGAAACTTCATTGTAAAATTTTGTTTCTTCAGCAGTTAAAACAGGGATACCTCGCGCTTGTAAAATTTGGTTGTCTGTAACATTTTTTAGTTCTTCGTACTCTTGGCGTACTTGATTTCCTGCATCTTCAGCAATAGCAGTAACATAGGCTTCTAAAGCTTCATTTACTTGTTCTGGAGTAGCATCTTCTTGTGCAGAAATCTGATTAAAAAATTTTTTTGCTTCTGTTGTTTTATTTGTAATTGTTAACATGTTTATTCTCCTTTTCGTAATTTATCTAATAATGATTTTGGTTGATTATGCTTATTTATTTGCTTATTTTTAAATAATTGAACATTAGCCATAGCTACGGCAACTGCATCCTGAATTATAGCAGCAAGATTTTCAGGTTCTTCTTTTGGTGTTTCACGTTTTACACTATCTGCAAAACCAAATTTGACAGCTTCATCTGCTGTAAACCATTTTTCTTCATTCATCCATTCTTTTAGCTGTTCGGTACTTTGCCCCGTTTTATCAGCATAAATAGAAAGAATAGAATCATCTATTGTTTCTAAGGCATTCATTGTTTTTTGAATTTCTTGTTTGTTTCCCCATGCAAAAGTTGAAGCTTCATGAATCATAACTGAAGTTCCTATATTCATTGTTGCTTCATCTGCAGCCATTAAAATAAACGTTGCTGCACTTGCTGCTAATCCAGTTACTTCAACTGTTATTTTAGAAGCATGTGTTTTCAGGTAATTATAAATTTCAATACCTTCAAAAACATCTCCACCAGGACTATTCAGTTTAATAACAATATCACTTGTTACAGAATCCAAAGTATCCCGTACACTCTTAGCATCAATTACATCATCATCTGACCAGTATTTTTTACGAATATTCCCTGATAAAGTAAGGACATGCTTCCCTTCTTTCAATTCATTTTTAAATTGAAAAGGAACATTTTTAATTGTCTCCATTTTTTTCATCTCCTTCCACTTCTACATAGTTTTTAGTCATAATCAATTTTTGACCTTCTCCATTTGGTAAAGGTTCGTAATTTACACTTTCTCGCACTTCATCACGTAAGAAAGTACCGCTTGAAACTAATTTGTCAATTTGAGTAGCATTTTCTAAAATACTTATAGGTAATACGTTAGTTACATTTACAGAAGTTCCTTTAGAAAATTCATTTTTTGTAATTATTTTGGCAATTAGCTCGTCTTCTAATTTAGTCACTAACGGAACTAAACATAATTCTCTAAAAGCTTTCATATTTTGATCTAATTCAGTTTTTTCACCATAAATAAGCGCCGTAGGAACTCCTACGGCGTTAGCTACATCATCTATAAGTGATGTTTTCATTTTATTTAGTTCTTCCAATGATTGATTAGATACACCTTGTTTATTTGTATATTCTTCATACCCGAAACCTTTTAATTTTGGAACAATCGCTACTGAATTAGTTCTAAAGGAATGATAAATTTTATCTATAAACTCTTGAAGCCGTTGTGTTCTCGTTTTTCCATCTTTTCCTTCTTCTTCATTGACTGATCCTGTCCCTTCAATACTAACAGATGCACGAATTTGATTGTTCCTCATAGCAACTTCAAGAATACGTCCAAATAATTCAGCATAATCTTTAAATAATCCTTTTGTAAATTGATCAAGCTTTTCATTATTGTATTCTAAATAAATCACATCTGACATTTTAAAGGTTCTTTGAAAAATATAATCTTTTACTAGTACGTTTTCAAAAGTATCTTCATATGTTGCATATTCATTTCTAGTAAAGTCTTCCGCAATTAACAATTGATTATCATCAGTAAAAATAACAAGCACTTCATTTTCATCTAGTAATCGATAAAAAAATTTTTCCCAGAAAACTGAAGCTGACATATCTTTATTGGGTCTTACGTTCAATATATATTCCCATTCGGAAACATCTGTTTTATTTTTAAAAGATATTTTTAACGTAGACATTGTTCTAGATACAAAATCTAACACTGTATTTTTAGCCATCGTTTTCAAGTAACTACGTTGTGCTACTTCTTCAGGTATTACAATATCTGGTAACCAATTACTCGGTTGTTCATTTTTTGTTGATTGTTTAAAAATTTCAAATAGACTCACACTTTTCTCACCTCCTCAATTTTATTGAAATATATTTTTCAATATTAGTTTCGATATCATTGATAACCAATAAATAAGTTTGCAGAGCTTTTTCTTTATTAAAAAGATATTGAAATCGAATTTTAAAGACTGCAAGATGATAAAACCACTTTTTTTTACAATAAAGTTTTATTACCTTATTCATACTTAACCTCCTTTTAAAAATCTAAATCATCTAACATATCAAATGCGTCATCATAATCTACTTGGTCATCAAGTTCATTTGCGCAATAAAGGGAGTAAACGAATGCTTGAAATCCATCTGTTTTTCTTTTAATCTCTTCTTTCTTTAAAAATTGTTTGCCGTTCTGTGTTTCCTTAACATAGACATTATTTGTAAACCATCTCATTAAAGGATTATCTCCAAATATAAAACGATGATTCGCAAATCCATCCTCTACTCTTGGCGCTAATAATGGATGGATTCCTCTAGGATTTTTAATTGCTATAACTTCAAATCCTTCTTCTTCTAATAAAGGACGAATAACATCTAATTTAAAGTTATCCGCCACTATTTTACGTACTCCATATTTTTTTCTAGCTTCTAAAAAAAAGTTGACAACATGCATTGGGCTCAGCGATGGTTCATCAACCACTTTCATTAACCCATCTTGTTCCCATTTTTTTATAGGTGCTCTTTTTTCAGTTCCCACTAAATTCATGCTATTTGAATAACCATAATGAACATCACAAAATTGTTTCAAAGCATACGTAAATGATTTAAAAGCATATTCTTCTTTTTTCTTAAACAAAAGACCGCAAGTTGTGAAATCTCGGACACTACCAAAGTCAAATGATCCAATAGGCACACTATTTAAATCAAAAAATGGGCGATTAGTAGCCATTATTTCTTCTTTAGTCGCAACTGAATTCTCCATGTTATCTTCAATAAAATTCATTCGCTTAGTTACAAATGCGGCTCTTCCAGACGGCTCATTAGCCAATTTTTTATACTTTTTCATTATTTCATTAAATAAACGTTTACCACGTTTATTTAATGGAGGTTGCAAAGCTGGATTTGATTTTGGCCAAAAATCTGGATCATCCATTTCTTCAATTGCATCTAGTTCACAAATATATGGAAATATTCCCTTAAATTCTGTTAAACCATTTAAAACATCTTCACATTCACGATATTTAATATCAAAATATCCTTCACGAACAAAACCTTTAGTACCGATAAAAAATTGTCTGCCATGATCTACTTTTCCTAACCCGCCAGAAAATACATCAACAATATCTGTATTCTCCATCTCATGGTATTCATCATAAATTACTGCACCTTCTCGCCCACCATCCTGACTTGATGCATTGCTTGTTTTATATTCGAAAACAGATTGCGTTTCTAGTCCAGTAAGACTACTTTTATATGCTTCAAATTCTTCTTTTAAATCTTCGTTTCCTTTTTTATGAATTACTCGAAAACACTCTTGGAAACTTCGTTTTGCTTGTTTTTCACTATTTGCAACAATAGAAACATCATAATAGTCTATACCATGCAAAGAACTAACAAAGTAATTAGCAAGAGTAGAAATAAAACCATTCTTACCACCACCGCGCCCCATGTTAATAACAAATTCATCGAACACTACTTCATTGTCTTCTATATAAAACAAAAAGATGAATGCAGAAATAAATTTTTCCCATTCATCTAATTCAAAATACCAAGCTTGGCTAAATTCAATATAATTATTGATTTGTTCTTCATCAAAATAAAAAATATCATCTCTTGGTAATATTTCCTTTTCAATTAACTCCAATAGTTGAACTCGCTTATTATTGAGGACCAATTCGCCATTTTTCCACTTTTCAAGGTATTTATCTACATATCTATTATGTAGCATATTTATTTTCTACCAAGTAACTTATTTTTTTTATCTTGTTTTGGTCCTCTTGGTAATAAATCAGTAAGTTGTTTGATAATAGATTGATATGTCTTATCTCGATTGTCGTAGCTTTCAACAATTGGACGTTTTCTATCATAAGCTAATTGATTTTCACTTTGCTTAAATTTTTCATATTCTCCATTCTCAATAATATCTTTCCAATTATCATCTAATAGAATTCGCAACCGAGCAGCTTGAGTAATTAATCCATCTACTAATTGAATTTTTTCTGTAGAAATATTACCAAAAAGTTCCTTTAATCTTTCTTCTTCCTCTCTCACACGATACTCCATATCAGCCATGCGATCATTTAGTAAAAAAAGTAAATTAACTCCTAATGCTTTTGAAATACGATTTAAAGTATCTAAACTAGGTGAATTTTTTCCGTTTTCTATGCTGCCATAATAACGACTAGAAATACCTGTTTTCATTGATATATCGGATTTTTTCAATCCTAATTCAAGTCTTTTTTCTCGCATAATAGATCCGATTTTCTCTCTATTCAAACGACTCGCCTCTTTCATAAAAAATACAAAATTTCTCTTAGGGGGGAGGGGGTAAAAAAACAGGTTGCATTTGAAGAATTGACCCCTCCCACCGGTTCCGTAGAAAATTATTATGGCAGATTTCCTTTAAATGGGGGGCTATTTGTGTTCCTCTTTTTTTAAGTTTTGTCCACGAAAAGTTTCCCATTCTTTTTGCGAAAAAAAATGGCGGTTTAATATAATACATCAAACCATTGCTAAGTTGACTTTCAAATGTTCTATTTTTATCTTTACAATCTCCTAAAATTGAATTAAATAAATTTAGATTTACCACCACTCGTCATCCCATTTCTTTTTTTTTTTGGATTTCCTATAATTAAATCTTCCATGTCTTTTGTTATGACAATCCTTACATAAAGTTCTTAGGTTTTCTAACTCGAGAGCTAATTCAGGGAAAAATTCAAATTCTTTGATATGATCGACTTCTAACACTGAATCGTATTGAGTTGTTAGCCTTCCTTCTTCTTTACACCATTGGCATTCATAATGATCACGTTCCAAGCATTGCTGCCGTAAGTTACGCCATTCAGAAGATGCATAAAACCTTGCTCTTGCTTTTCTATTAGAAACATCAACAATCACGAGTATGCTCTATCGTTCTTTTATCTAGATATTTTGTATTCGGACTATCATAATACTCAATATGTATTTTATTCTGTCCATTCGTATCATAACTTCTCGTATGCCAATGATATGAAATATCTACTAATCCTCTTGGTAATTTATCCAACCGTTGTCCTTTATAATAAATTTCCGGTACTGAGTCAGTATCTTTTAACTTAATCTCTAAAAGATTGACATCCTCTTTGGATCCGAACAATTCAATTTCATTTCTATCACCTTGAGTAAATAAATCTTTAAATATCCCCACGATTATTCTCCTTTCTGTATTTATCTACATATATATTTACTAAAGCTTCTTGCACTTTAAATATTCCTTCAATACTAAGATTATTTACACTCAATCCTAATTTTTCCTTTATAAACTTAGCATTGTGGTCTGCTTTAATTGTTTGTTCAGCAATAAAATAATTAAGAGCTGCTACTTCGTCCATCTTTAATCCAACTAAACTAATGATATTCATGAATAAATTTCCTAACTTATCCATATCTTTTTCTTTCCTTATTTTTTTTAGTAATTCTATATATTCTTTTTCCATTAATCATTCTCCTACCATTACGCTTCAATTAACGAATTACTTCTTCAAATCATTTAGTTGCTTAATTAATTTAATTAATTGTCCAGTGATTTTATTTAATACTTCTTCAAGAGCAATAATATCATCTAATTTTCGATATTGTTTTTGAGATATCTGAACATCTTTCAAAACTTCGTTAGGAATCTCAATAGTTTTCCCATTTTGTTTAATTGGAGTTTTTATTTTACATAGCTTTTTCAAATGTTGAGTTTCTGTATCAGAAGAATTTTCTTCTAATTTTTTTAGTTCTTTTATTATTCGTAATTTCCTTAACTGTAGAAACTTTATTTCTTCAGATAATATAATGGAAGGATCTATATCCAAAGAACGATAGATATCTTTTTCCTCATCACTTAAGATACTGAAAAGTACAGTGCCGCAACTATTCTTTACATAATTTTGTAATTTTTTTTCAACACCATTCTCACTTGTACCTACCATTAATTCCGATTTATCCTTATCATCAATACTACAATTATTATTTGTAGTATTGACGTTTTTGTTTTGCAGTATAATATTCCATCCATCTCGTGATTTCCAAGCAGATATAGTTTTCTCTGGTACAGATAATATTTGTGAAATTTCTTTATTAGTTATTAAACCATTAGATTTACGAAACAATTCAAAAGCTTTATCACGTCTTATATCTCTTTTTCTAGGCATCCGTATAACACCACTTCGCAAAATAAAATTTTTTCTAATTTTCAATATCTTTTAGCATTAAATCAGCTTCAATCAATATCTTTAAATCGGAAACTTTGTCTAACTTGACTTGTCCTGATTGGAGATTTTTAAGCCATCTTCCTAAAGCTACACGAATTATTTTCTTATATTCTTCGATTGATTCTGCTTTTTCTATCGCTTTTTCAATCTCATGTTCTAAATCAAAGTTTTCGTTTTCCATTGTGTAAGCACCCCGCATTTGATAAAATGCTAAAAGACACAGAGGGTGTCGAAAAACCACGCGTGGGAATTCTCTGTGTCTTCGGGGGGGCTTACTATCCTCGTTGAGTAGTCGAGTGTTAGCGCACTCGGCTTCTTTTATTTTAGTTTAGCTTTATTGCTTGCTCACCTGTGAATTCTTCCCATCTACGAATGATAACATCTACATATCGAGGATCTAACTCCATTAAATACGCATGACGTTCATTTTGTTCACAGGCAATCAGCGTCGTTCCACTTCCACCAAATATATCTAAAATTTTATCGCCCTTCTTAGAACTATTTTTTATTTGGTAATCAAATAGAGGGATAGGCTTCATAGTAGGATGTTCTTTATTCGCTAAAGGCTTATCGAACTCAAGAATCGTTGTTTGTTTCCGATCTCCATACCACATATGGCTTCCATCATTTTTCCAACCATATAAACAAGGTTCATGCTGCCAGTGGTAGTCTTGACGACCTAATACGAGAGAATTTTTGAACCATATTAATTCTTGTTTTACTAAGAAGTTAGTATCTACTAGTGAACTAACAAAATTCACAACTTCTGATGATGCATACCATACATAAAAAGAAGCCCCCTCTCTCAGATAATCAGCTACTGAATCAAAGGCACTTTTTAAAAACTCATAAAATTCACTAGAAGTCTTATTATCGTTTTGAATTTTTAACGAATCTTCTGTTTTTCCTTCGTAATTTACATTATACGGCGGATCGGTAATGAGAAGATCTGCTTTATCTCCGTCCATCAATAATTCGATATGCTCTTTATTTGTACTATCACCACACATTAATCGATGATTACCTAGTTGGTAAATATCACCTAATGTTGCTTTAGGTTTATCTGGAAGCTCAATCTCAAATTCATCATCTATTGCTTCGTTTTCCATATCCAATCTCATATCATATTGTTCGATAACGTCTTGTATCTCATCTTCACCAAAGCCAGATAAATCAAGAATATCAGCATCTAACTCTTTTAATAACAAAGCCAGTTTGTCATTATCCCAACGACCACTAATCTTATTGAGAGCCACATTGAGAGCTTTTTCCTTATCAAGAGGTAAATCTACTACCGATACCTCTATCTCTTCGCATAGGCCCAAATCTTTAGCCACAGCAACACGTTGATGACCGCCGACGAGATTTCCTGTTCGTTTGTTAAAAATAGGTGGATCAACAAAGCCAAATTCAAGAATTGATTGTTTTAGCTTTTCGTATTCTTCCATACCAGATTCTAAATCAATTCTAGGATTGTAATCTGCTGGCTTTAAATCTGATAGCTTCATAATTTGAATTTCCATGTTTACGATCCTTCCTTGATGATAAAATAAAAAGACCACTCAACGAGTGATCTACTTAAATCTTTCATTAATTTTTTTATAAATATACTTAGCTTCTAAAATTAATCCGAATAACAAAACTAATTCACCAATTATTACCATATTCCAAGATAAATTTATGATGCCTATCATTTTTAATAATATAAAGATAAAAGCTATAAAGAGTAACATATATCCTCCTACTTTAGATAGTCACTCCTATTTTCTTTAATTCCTTTTGAACATTTTTTTCAGCCTGATCAAATAATAGTTTATTTTTGTGGCTATCTAAGTCTTTGATTTTGATTAATAGAATTTGCTTAGGATTAATAACATACCCTGTGAAATCTTTTTTTAATGAACTTATTAGATTAGCAATATAAAACATTAACATGTATCCGTACATACTATTATTTGTACCATCTTGTTTACTCGATGAAACTTTAGACGTTTTCACCTCTCCATTTTTATATACAAACTGCAACATTGAAGAAAGAATAACAACTGTATCCTTTGAACCATACATAAAAACTTTTTGTTGCATTTCTATAAATTCTTGTTGTCCCTTTGGAGTATTAATTTTCGACACTTTATTATCCATATCTACCAATAAACTAGTCCAATAACTAAATGCTTTATCAATATCAGTCCCTTTAATTTGACGAAAAAAAGCCTCTTTTTGTATCTCTCTTTCATTTTTCCCTCGCGATTCCTCAACCCTTAATTCTCTATAAAGTTTTGGTAAATCTTTTAAAAAGTATCCTACAATCGTAATTGCTCCTAAAATAAAAAATAACAAAATACTAGTTAAATTCATATTGTATCCTCCTAATTATTTTATTAACTCAAAGATACAATAAATTTAACTAAGTTTAAACAAAAACTTAATGTTTAACAAATTGCCAAAGTCGCTGGCAAGGATTTGCACCTTGCATGGTTTTATTCGTAAGAGCGCCCACAACGAAGCCGTTGCCTGCAACGCAAAAACCTTATCTTTCCTATAAGCGTCTACCTATTCCGCCACAGCGACAAATTTAAAAACTCAAAACTTAATAGATTGTGGGCTTTTCTTCCTGCTTCATATACACTCATTGCATTCGGTCACATACTCAGAGAGGCTGAACCATCAGGAGCTACCCGATAGCTTCTCTCTGCCTTCAATATATGGTCTAGCTCAGTGGCTAACAACGTTCACCTAAACATTCAGCGTTTAAATTATTAGATTACATATCATCTTAATGTATTTTATAATATTTTAAATACTGACTTAAGCTACTTGTACCAAGGTCTCTTGTTAAACCTGTATTTCTACAGTTCTCGTCAAAAGGAGTCTTTTGAGTTTTCTAAGGTCTGCTAAGCTTCTCACACTTTACCTAACTTAGATTCTTCTCCACAGGAGCGTCTATTGTATCCCCCAAGAGTCTTGTACCTTACAATCCATGTATACTCCACATAGCACTTAACTGATATTAGCTTTTACTAATAGTTCCTTACATGTTACCACATAACATACCTACAATCAGAGACACTATCGCACCTTTAACTGTATTCAGAATTATGCCATGCTATCCTAGCACGCTGTTCAGACGCTCTACACTAGGTTCACAATCTATTAAGTTTTCAATCTTCAAATAAACAGACAGCAACTAATCGAAAGAAAAACGTTGAACAATTTATAGGAGCTTTTACACATCCTTTTCGTTTATTTTTTGTTTAGTTGCTGTCTATCAAGAAGAAGTTTAAAACGATGAGGGAGATTGCCTCCCTTCGTTTATTTTGTCGAAGTCCTGTTACCTAATCTTTCGACACTACCATAATATCACGTTAAAACACTCAAAAACCCTACACTATCCCTACAAAAACCCTACAAAATTAACGATACTGAACTAACACGCCTTTTTTGTATGCTTCTGCAAATTCAATCAATGCGATGGATTTCAGCTTCTCTACATTCTTCTCTCCGTATCCTCGTATCAATTGCCCTATTTCATAATTAGAGTGCTTATTTACGTCACAGAAGCTGTAGTAGAGTATCTGACGGCTAATCAGACTAAGAGCCATCAAAGCCGCTAGTATTGCGTCTCTCTCCGCTTCTATATCCATCATCTGAATAATCGCGTCTTCTGCCTTATTGCCATGCTTTGGTGCCTTCGGCATATCGGTTATGATAGGAGACTTAATATCTATCAAAGAGCGACCTGCCATCCGCTCCAAACGCCGAAAGTTTTTCAGCACATCTCTCGCATTACATCTTGTCTGTTTGAAATCTACCTCTCGTAACAATTGCATCA